TGTTGCGCCCAACGAACATCAGTAGCATATTGATGATTTCCGGGACTTTGTGGATTCCAACGCATTCTATATAATGTTTGTTGACCTTTATCGATATAACCTTGTCTAACAAATTTAGCCCCACCAATAATCGCTTTAGCTGGAGTAGTCCATCCTTCGTTTTTAGCAAAAGTCATAGCGTAGTTAGGATTATTGTCATAAGCACCGATACCAAAGTAGTTATAAGCGCCATATACACCACTAGCAAAGTTAGAACGGCCATATCCACTTTCTAAGAATGCATGTGAGATTAAGTAAATTTCATTTACATTATATTTTTTACAACCTTCAGATACAGCTCGCCCTTGGCCTGATAGTGTTCCTTTACCTTTAAGAATAGAGTTAAGTTTTGAAACTGAAATACCTTGATACTTACCTAGATTAAGCATTTGATATTTTTGACTTGAACTTTTCCAAATTTCTAAACTATTCATTGCTTTTAATGTGTCTGAACGACTAGCATTGTACCAACCAGAACCATAGTTGATTTGTGGCCATTTTGTCATTTGAATATTAACTGCTTGATTAAATGTGTAATTACTATAAACGACAATAACTTTAGGTTTACTAGAAACTTTAGTTGTTGTTGATGTAGACTTAGAAGTTGATGGTTTAGCTGTACTACTTGAAGAAGTAGAACTTGATGATTTCTGTTTCTTATCAACTTTAATAAGCACCTTCGAAGAAGGTTTTCCGTCAATTAAAGGATCAAAGTTACCGTGTTCCATAACGGTACGCCATAAGTCGTCAGATACTTTTAAAGATGATCGTTTAAGTGGAATGTTATACCCTTTTAGTTGGCCAACACCAAATATAATTGCATGTAGTTCATTAAGTAAGAAATCTGTTTTGGTGTCGCTGTAATCTCCACATACTTCAATTACGATGTAGTCGGGTTCACTAGGCACTTTGACATCTGTATATCGTGGTTGCCAAATATGGTGACGGTCAATGTAGAAATGTGGATATTCAGAATTAGAAATATATTTGTTTCTGTCATAATACATCTGTTGTACAGAACACATTGTTCCAGCGTTCTTGACTGCTAAGCCTTTAGGTTTATGATCTCTTACTTCTCCATTAGCAATTCTATGTGGTATAAATCTAGGATAATCTACTTTCTCATCATCTTCTGCCGTTACTGTAATAACTTTTTGCTCTTTAAGTGGTTCTTTTTTAGTTTCTGATGTCGGTTTGTCTGAAGAAGTATCGCCTTTATCTTTACTAGGTGTTGTATCTTTAGGTGGCGTTTCAGTTTTAGGTTCTTCTTTATAAGGTGGTCTGATGAAATAAAGATTACCACCCATACCACTGTAACTATGTTTAACATATGCAGCTTTACTACCGTACCAGTGGTTAGCCCCATACCAGTTCTGATCAATTGACGTAAATGTATTAGTATCACTAGGACCAACTACAATCGCTGTATGTCCGTAAGCACCATATGTCCAACACACAACGTCACCCGGCTTCGGCACAAAACTAGGTGTATTCGCATATATCTTCCATGTACTATTTGGATATTGGTCACGTCGTGCCATTGCATCAGCGTTTCCATATGTTCTAAATCCCCAATATCTGTCAAAGATATAGTTAGGTAAATCCCAACATTGGAACCCCAGACGTTTATCCACATCGACACCTAATTTGTTATCAGCTAACCATTTAGCCCATGCTACTACCTGTTTGGCTGTTGGTTTGCCTGATGAAGGTAAAATTGCCATTTATCCACCTTCCTTTTTGCATAATAAAAAGCCGACGTGTAAACGCCGACTATTTTCTCATCTTGATATTTATTTCTGATGTTTCATTATCCTCGAGTTCTTTATTATATTTTGTTGTCATTTCTTCTTTTATTTCAGTGGTAATTGAAGGTGGTTGACTTCCTTCATTTTTTATAACTGCTAACCTTTCAGCTAATTGTTTAGGTACTAGTACGCCCATAGCAGCACAATTCTCAACTACAGATAGAGCCTCATTTGCGATATAAAATAAGATTGTAATCATAATTAGTCCACCATTTAAAGCTAGTATCTGATCTATTACGTTAGATACAACAATTATGACGAAAATAAGTATCTTTCTTCCATAACCAAACAGTCCTTTTCTTGACCATAATCTTCTATCTTTAATAGCTTTAGCTGTTCCTGTTAATATGTCTAAGACCATTAACAAAATCAATACATAAAGCATTTTTAAATCTCCGGCATAAAAGAAGGTTTTAAATTCTTCGGACTGAATAATTTTGACTTTTACATCTTCCAACTATTTAGCACCTTCTTTCTATTAGATTTCGTCAACATCTGCAATCATTTCACCTACGTTTATATTATTTGTTGCATCGTACCAATTTCCCCAACCTGTTGTATCGCCCATCTTATTGCGTGAATAAAATACATGACGATTGAATGGGAAGAATAACACTTTCTTATAACTACTACTTCTTGCCATAACAAGTAAATAACCGCTTTGATTATTTGGATCGGGTGAATTAACTGGGTTGTATGCATAATAAAAACCTGACGTATCAATACCACTCATAGTATAGAGGTCAGGGTTATCAATTCTAGGAATATATCCGTTGTCATCAGTAAATGTAAAACGTTGTAATTGTGCATTACTAAGCGCTTCATCGACTTTTTCTTTAATCATTTTATCGAAATCAGGTAATTCAACTGATTGCGGGTTGGTAACGTCCCCTACATTTGCTTTACTATCTAATTGTGTAGTCAGTTGTTCGTTTGTAGGATAATTTGCAAGTAACGTTTTTAACTCATCTTCAGTAACAAAATTTTCTGTACCATTTTCCAATTCGCTAAGCGTTTGCAACATTTTGTCGTCAATTGAGTTTAGTCGATCTATAAGGTCTTTTTGTGTATTGTTGGCAAATGCATTCATCTCATTCTTCATATCATTAACTTGTTTAATGAAAGTATTTTTCTGTGCATTTACAAACGCAGTAAAATCAGCTTGCGCTGTTTCGATATCGCTGAAATTTTGTGAAACACTTTCGATTTTTTCTTTGAAATTATCAATTAAATCGTCAATTTCACGAATGTAACTAATTTTGATATCTGCATCAATTTGATTAATCAACACATCTTTGACATAGAAACGGAATTCATTTAATACAACAGTGTCTTTGCGACCAACAGCTTTGATGTAGATTTGACCTGTGACATAAGTGTCTGTTGCAGCTTTTAAAAAGTCGTTATCTAAAGTAAGTTGAATGATACCTTGCATTGGATTAACATAATCAACTTGAACACGTCCAGTTGACGATCCATTATCAGATACAAAGTAAGCATAAATATCAGTATTTACTTTACTGATTTCTAATGGATAATCTTGTTTTCTTACTTGAAACGTTAAAACTGCTGTATTGATATCCATGTTATAAAAACCGATATTCTCATCAGTAATAGGTTTCAAACGTGGCTCATCAACAACTGTGATTTTCGCTTCTTTTTTCAAACCGTCCATTTAAAAACCTCCTTATTTTTTAGTGATAATCTTATTACGAACATCAAACGGTGCTGGTTTATTTGGATAGATTTGTTTGAATGTTTGCTCTTTTTGGTTGCCATATCCTGTTGAAGTAAACATTTGAACAGCATTATGAGAATGACTAGGTGTGAATTTAACATTGAGTACCATATTCAATACTTTTGCATATCCTTCTTTTCTCATTACATCTACAACTGCCATAACTTCATTTGTCCGTTTAACATTGTCAGGTGTTGTTGTAGAAAATTGAACAGGTGCCACTGCATGTAACGGAATAGTATGAATGCCAGCCGGTAATTTATGTTCAATTTTAAATAATTGACGTCTTCTTGTTTTGCCATTACCACTAAATGGATTGTAGTTTTGTGCAACACCCGGATTAACGCCAAATACTGTATCTTTAGATAACTGAACTGTGATTGATCCATTTAATTCAACAAAACCATTGGCAGTGACTTTAAACCGTTGTTGTGTCATCAACATACGTTGATATCCATCTTTGGCGATAAGTGAGAATGGTTTAACGCCAGAATTGTTATAACGACTACTATATACAAACGATTTAACAATAGGTTCGTTTGCTGTTCTTCCGTTTTGACCATTATATAAGCTCGACAATCTTAAAAGAATATTTCCTAAGTAATATACGCTACGCCACATTTCTTCCGCGCCTCTAGGTTTACCAGCACGACCTTCATATACTTCAGGTAAGAATGATGTAATACCTTTCGTGATACCAACCCAATTTGAGAATGACGCTAATGTACTTGAACCCCAAGTGACATAATCACCGTAGTTTGATAATTCCATTAAAAGTTGTGTCATTTCGTTATTAGGTTGATTAGCAAAACGTGGATAGAATAAGCAATAGTCACTAACTTGAGATACAATGTTGTGGCAGTCCATGTGTGCTGTGATTTCGTCTAAACTTTCAACGAGTGTTTTCATATTTCTGCTTTCACGTTCACTAAATACTTTAGAGCCTTTATAGTTCTTACCACTCGGACTTTTACCACTACCATTTTCCCAGTAGTAATCAAAGTTACGATTTAAATCGACATTATTTACATTTTCACGTTCTTGATTAGCAAAGCCCCATGGATTTACGATAGGAACCATGACAATACGCACGTTTTTACGTAAATAAGCGAGTTGTGGGTATTTTTCCCATTTGTTTACAACTAAGTTCATAAAACGACTCATAGCGTAAAATGCACTATACTCATTACCATGAATACAACAAGTGACTAATACTGTTTTACTGTAATGTTCCGGCTCAAATGTATAACTATATACGTTGTATTTGTTTGATTGGTCTTTACCAATGTACTTTTTGAAACAATATTTATTATCGACAAACACGTCATAGAACGCTTTTAAGTTTTCAGTTGGATCATTACTTAATGGCGTTTCATTTACACCACGTTCAGCACTTTTCATGTAAGGTGGATTAAATAAATATGCAGGATCATCAGTAACATTCATTAACTTATCTGTTTCTTCTTCAATGTATGCAAAATCGTGTCTTAAACGTTCAGAAAGTAATGAATGACTTTGACCGTCCATAGAAACACGACTGTCACGCACTTCTTGTTGGCCGTTTCCTAAATTACCTAATACTAAGTTTCTAACACGTTCATTTTGATAACGAAGTTCTTTATCAACTGTGGTACTAGGACCAGTAGGAAGTGTGTACTTAATTTGGTCGGCAGTATGTGCTTTTGTTTCATTTCGGCTATGCTTATCTAATAACTTTTCGATATTTGTTAACATATCTCTTGTAGCAATAAAATTTAGCTCATTTTCTCTAACAAAACGAGCGCCAAATATTGCATCTAAGTCGGTATATATCGTTTTTCTCATTTCAAACCTCCTACTTTAGTTTCAAGTTGCCATTAGCATCAATGACAATATCAGCACTACTTAAATTAACGACTGTGCCATCTTCTTTAGTCGCTTTTATATCTTTAGTAGCACTATCTTCTTGTTGGCGTTGTGTAGTTTTAATAGCTGCATTTGTTTTTGCAGTCGTTACTTTATATGTGTGAACAAAGCTATTTTGACCACCTAATTTCCCGACTGCCGCCGCTGCTTCACTTACACGTTTTTTATATCTATCTACACGTTTGAAATCACCTAACGTCACATCTTGTTTAACGATAATATTATCTTTATCCCTTACCGTTTTTACATCAACAATACGAACAAACTCATTAATACCTAAGATAGAATGATTAATCTTAACGATATCAGCTACTTTAGGAACAGCGTTGGGATAATGTTCGTTCAAAGCGATGAAGTCTAAACTGATTGATGTTTTAACTGAACTTTCGATTAATGATTGAAGTTTTTGATGCATTACTTCTTCATCTTTGATACGACCATCTTTAATCGGTGGTGCATCATAACGACCATAGTCTTTGATGCTAGGATGCTCAAATTTCATAACAAAGCCAGCTGCTGTACTACCTTCTTCTTCATCATAATCGCCATATCCAACTGCATAGGTATAAAGTTCACTACTATCTTCTTCAACTTTCATATTATTGGCGTTGATTTCATCATCTATATGATAACTAGCGTTTTTATTCAAAAAAGGTGTAAATACAAACGTATATGTTTCTTTTTTATTATCAAATTCAATATCGAACTCTACATCGAAGTGACTACAAAACTTCTTAATCAAATCTTCTAAACTTTCACCTTCGCCAGCATTTTCAAATTGAGATGAACCAAGAGAACCATCTATTTTATACTTTAATCCAGTACCATCAAAAATCCGTTTGAGAAATTTATCAGCAGTGAAACTACCATCTATTGTGTCGTAAATACGAGTGTGTTTAATGATATCTAATGGTTTATAACGACAAGAAACAGACACACGTTGTTTTTTACCATCCGTCTGTCTGTCGATAATAAATACTACATATTCTCTTTTATCCTTTGGACCCTGCACTCTTGAAATCGTCCATCGTTTTTGTAAACCTCTGACAATTTGATAATTAAATTCATCTTCAACAATTTCAAATTGTAAGACTATATCAGAACCAAGTTTAGATGTTTCGGTAGTAGACACGTACAATGGAATACTACGCCCACGTATTGGAGTAACTAATATTGGCATGTCTACACCTCACAAGTAATAAAATTTCAAGTCAAATGTTACTGATTTAACTTGTTGATTAAATTCAAAATTATTCCAGCCAGGATAAAATTTTGGTTGTGCATTTGATGCTAAGTCGTTAATAGGAATACCATTTCTAAATGTTTGTACACCGTCATAGACAATCTTGTCGCCTTTTTTTAAATTAGCACCTTCGATTGTCATAACATCACTATTACCTAGCGTAAATTGGAATATCTCTGTTGCTTTAACATCTTTTCCTAATACGACTGTTACTTTTTTGAATAAATTGAATTGATCATTAGGTACATTCCCGTGATAGTACACTGAATTGTTGTATACATTAGTAAATGAATACTTACGACGTGTATCTTCTTCATCAAAAGGAATTAGCATATCATTGGACCATAATTCTCTATCAGGTCGTTTCTCTAATTCCAATGATGTTCCGATACTTTCAGCAAAAGGTAATTCATCAGTTTCAAAATCTAATGAAAATTGAATTTTACGTCCTACTTCTTTAGGCTCAATAACACCGTTACAAATCACTTGATATTGTCTACCATTTACGTAGTGATTATTATTAAACGGTTCATGATTAAGTACTAAATTATTGTATTCATCTATATCTTGATAATCATCTTTAGTAGGTTGAATAAAACGATAATTAAGTGGTACAGTTCTTCTCAATTCTCTAATTAGTATTGGATCTTTACTTGTAGTTAAAGCATAAAACTCGTCTCTCAATCTAGGATTATCATTTAGTTTGGTCGACATAACGTAACATTCAACTTTAATATTACGCTTACGATATTGTGTACTTAGCCTAATACGTCCATTTGTATTTTCTTTTGTCTTATAGTCTTTTTCTATTTCTATACTTTCAACAGTCACGCTTTCCACTTTGAAACCGAAGTCGTTCAAAGTATAACGTTGTCCGTCCTTTTTCTTAATTTCTATATCCATTGAACGACCTCCTTAGAATGAAAACATTGCATCTTCATTTGCAGTTTGACCATTAACAATTGCCGAAAGTGCTTCATTATTAACATCCATCTCTATACGTACTACACGTTGATTTGGAGATGAATTAACTTGATGTGTATGTTGAACTTGTGCATTTACAGAAGCAGTAGCATTTCTGAAATCACTTGTTATTTTAGGAATATTAAGTGATGAATTAAATCCAGAACTTACTCTTGATGCAATTGATGAAGCTAAGTCTATCACTTTACTACCTTCTGCATTCATTCCTAAATGCATACCTTCCATAGTGTAAGCACCGATAGTTTTAAATACACGCGAAGGCGAATGAATACCTAAAGCATTTTTTGCTGCATTAACTGCACTTCTCGCTACGTTTCGTGCAGCGTCAACTACCCATTTCATTCCATCCATAATGCCTCGTACTAAGCCACGCATTAAATCCATTCCGGCACTAGCAAATTGACTAACAAAATTAACAATTGTTCTATAAGCACGTTGCATTCCACCTTGGACTTGTGAGACTGCATTAGAAAAGCCACTAATCACGCTAGAAACGAAATTAGACATAGCATTAACGATAGCTGATACCCATTGAGAACCTACAGAAACGACATGAGACCAAGCTTGACGCATTCCGTTACCGACACTTGAAGCTACTCGACTAAACCAATTTGTCACACTTGACCAAATTTGACTAAGGAATTGAGTTGTAGACGACCAAATTTAAGACCAACATGAAATGCTTGTTCCAAGTATGGAATTTAGACTAGCAAATATGAAATTAGAAATTTGAGAGAAAATTGATTGTACCGCACCCCAAATGGTATTTAGCACATTTGTGAATGTATTTTGTAAAGTCTGTAGTGCGCCTGAAAAATCGCCAGTAATTAATTGAATGAAAGCAGTAAACAATCCAACAATAATTTGAATTACAGATGATACGATTGCACCAATTGCAGTGAAAATTACCGATACCGCAAGCCACAGTCCCTTAAACGCTTCTACTAGGAAATTAATCGCTTGTACAACCACAACACCTAGAATTTGATTAATAAAATCGCCAAATTGTTGGAAAATCGGAATTAACGGTTCAATTGTTTGCATGATATTATCGTACAATTGAATAAACCAATCTATAACAGACTGAATAGCACCGCCTATTGTTGTAGAAATTACATTCCACGCATTTGTGAGTGCATTTCTGACACTTTCATTGGTGTTCCATAGCCATACTAGAATTGCGATTACTGCTGCTACTGCACCAATGATTAATAAAATAGGAGCATCTAAAGCTAGGAATGCAGCACCTAATCCTTCAAGTGCAGTCATTAAACCACTACCAATTGCAGTTAAACCTTCAATAGCAGTACTTGCCCCAGTTAAAACTCTTGCAAATTTACCAATAAAATCAATTGCTCCCATAATTGGTGGACCTAATGTCATAAAGATACCAGCTAATGTTGCAATTAAACCTAGCATTATGCCGATTGCTGGATGCGCCTCAGTTAGTTTTTCAATAAAATCTGTCATAGCGATAGCAACATCTAATACTGCAGCT